TTTTTTTTGAAAGCAACAATGGACATCCTTATTATATACCTTTGAGAAAAGTATTATTCTAGACGAATAATAGAAATCGTCTCTCTGGTTCGGTATCAAGACATCGTAAAAGAAACCAATAAAGCTTTGTTTCCAAAATATTATCCAAAGAAATACCGGCTCCGAGAGAGTCGCGAATTAAGATTCCTAAACTATAATACACTGCGCGATGATCTACAGAGGATGGTAATAAAGTTAATGCCCTAATTTCAGGCGACAAAAAGTGAGATTTGAGAGAAAATGGTTCGGTGAATGTTATCACTTTACCTCTACTCCCCCCTTTGCCTTTCTCGAGACACATCAAATTTCCCAAACCCAAAAAGAGAAATTGCGAATCGTCAATCACCAAAATATCATCGGCAGAAACCCATGGAAATATATACCCCTTTTTTTCTAAATGGAAAAGCTGTTGTCCCAGATATTTTGCTATTAGAATTCCTCGGTTATAAACGTCGCTCGCCGAGTGTTCTCTCAACATGCATATTTTATTACCAAAAAAGGAGATTGTTTTGAAATCATCGCTAACGGTTATTCCAGCAAAGAGAGAAGATGCAGCGACTGCTTTGAAAAAGGCGGCTCTAGCTCTAGATTCTATCGCTCTACACTCCTCTTCTTGCCAGACAATATAGACGCGATTATCTCTCACAAAAGTATTGACCATGATTCTTGTTAGATGATGATCGGAAAAAAACGTCACATAATCACCGCATATGCGCAGACATATATATATATATATACAGCCCCGCCCCTCCCCCACCCCAGCCCCCGCCCTCCCCCACTACAACTAAATATTTGCGGATTTAAATGGATCCATCAGCTCCTCCACAAAAGCATTTATTTGCAATGGATTCTTGACATTTATTTCTGAATATGGGAAAAACAACATGCGAAGCCAATTTTTCTTGATAATCTCGTGGTTCGTCATTTCTTGTTGAAACATTTGATCAATTACAGAAAAAGACGATTTCAGGACCAAAATTCCCTTTACCAGATCCTTTTTCAGATTGAACAAATAAACGAGTCGCATATTTTGCGGATTATCCATCCCAAGTTGGGATCGGTCCCTCATGGAATTAATATAGCGTATTTCATTCTTCACATTCTTCAAAATAGTAATTGTCTTTTTTTGGCGATCTTCAATTTTCTTGATTATGGCAAAAATATTCGTATTGTAAATGATTGGATATTGCAAGCGAATAGCCCTTGGAATCAAAAATTGATTCGTCTCTTTGATCTCTCCAATCTTTTTCTCCACATCTCCCAGTTTTGATTTCATTGTTTTCTCCAATTCCAATTTATCTTCATCAATCTTCTTTTGTATATTTTCCTTGATTTCACAAACAACTTTACTCTTGCTATCGTCAGAGTTGTCTGCCACTCCGTGAAATAATAGCACATATCCGCTAGTAAATTCCACAGTAGATTGTAGTTTATCATATTGATGCGCGGATATTTTGTGGGCTTCGGCTGCAGCATCCAACTTGAAATAATTGACTAGGGCCAATAAAAACCCTATAATTGCATTTATTCCTGATATAAAATAAGCCCCCCAATGAAAATCGCTCACCACCGTTGCCAAGACGGTAGCTGCGCTAGAAAGGAAAATAGCAGGCATCATCAGCTTGTTCAACTCATTCTCCGAGTAATATTTAGCCTCCATATAGATGATTTTTTGTCCCTTTAAATAGCTAGCCAATATATCCAAGGCAGAACTATGTTTGTGATTAACATCAAAATAATATTTATTGATACTCTTCTCCACGTCAAAATAATTTAGTTTTTTATAGTGAACTGGATGTGGATGCGGATGTGGATGCATATAGTTGTGCGTGTGCGTATTAGCATTCAAGGATTCTACATTTAGCTGAATATTACTACTTGTATTTTCAGATACAGAATCGTCTAAATCACTGCCACTCTCCGCAAAATAACAATCGCCGCTAATATCTTCATTTTTCAGTTTTTTTTTAAATGCGTAGAATGAGGTTCTCATACGAGATTTTTCCGGAGATTCTACGGGTGGGCCTTGTATGGGGGGCGGACCGTCCGCATCATCATCATCATCATCATCATCGTCATTATCACCATCTCCGTCACCATCTCCGTCCTTGGAATTATATGATCCGTTATAAAATATATCTTCTAATCTCTTATCATCTTTCACAAGCAGTTCTTTATTATTGCTTTGCAGATCAGTATTTTCACTATAAATTAACGAATTTATGTCAATAGAATAAGGGCTATTAATAATATTCATTGAAAATATATATAATATTGAATATTATATATATATGACAACCCGTAAAAGAGTTCCTTGGAGAGGATGGAAAAAGGAGAAGCCCGGGTTTCACCAAAAAACAGTAATGCTGCGTAAATGCGGAAAAAAATGTTTTTTAGGCCCGAATAAAACATTTCCTATTTGCAAAAAGAACACATGCAAAGTAAGTAAAAAGGGCGTATATGCTGCTTACGTACGCGCTCGTCAATATCATAAGAGAAAAATTTCTGCAAAGGCAAAACGTATGTTAAAATAGCCATATGTAATTGGAAAAATTGAAATAAACAAATTAAATATATATTAGGCATATTATATTAGTTAAAAATAATGATGGTTCAATCAGAAGAGTATGATCTGCAAAATGATGGAAGCAGACTGCTTGATGATTCTGAATGGTGGGGATACTTTGTAGATTTAGAGGATAATAATATTAATAAGAAAATACAAATACCGAAATATTGTTCTACCTTTAAAAGATACACGCCTTTTTTGAAACGTATTGAAGAAAAAATAGAAGAAGAAGAAGAAGAGGAAAAAGCCGACCACGAAAAAAAACAAGAGTATTCGCGTGCATATATACTATTTGGGTTCACAACACTAATAGTTTCTTGTACTGTAATTATTCTCCTATAGATTTTTAACGTTTATATATTATATATGTCTCGCGCGTATACAATATATCCAGCAAAGCCCACATATGGAAACTATTCAAAAAAGTTATCTGGGACAGACATTATAGCAAATAAACGCACCAATGCAATTTACTGCAACTGCAATCGTAAAAAAAAAGCGTCAGCTTATAGTCAAAGCGAATTGTTGGCGATTCGCAAGATTACAAGCGCAAACTGTAAAACCGGATGTAATGTGCTACCTTTTGATAAAACCGAACTGGAAGTGAACTTGATTACTGAGCTATATTTGCAAGATATCATTGTTTTATCTGCAAATGCGAACCCTGGAGTTCCGTCAAAAATAAATCCTGCATTAGTTCCTATTTTTGCTTATTATACGATTGACCCAAGCAATAATTTAACAGGAGATACTCCTTGCGGAATACAGAAATTTACAAATTATATGATATTGAACACAAATATAGGCGGCTTTACAAATCCGTCCAATACATCAGATGATATATTCCCTTCTTGCTGATTATAAAATAATCCGATACATAAATGCTGCTCTATACAACTGTACCATAATTGTCTGTCCCAGTTGTATATGTCAAACAAAAGCTATAATCCATATTGTTCAAATTAACTATGCGTCCGTATTCATCCAAAAGCTGTACTTGCATTTTTTCAATATCTACAGGACCATAATATTCACGAGTAGGAGTTATTGTTGCAATATTACTTTGTGTAATAGCATCGCTGCGACTGCTCTGCACTGATATACGCGCCAATATATTTTTGTTCAAGAGTGAATCTGTAAATGCTCCATAAAAAACATTATTAGCATTATTATAGTCATCTATTACGAGCCAGAGATAACGCGCACCAGCTAAAGCGAGAATTCCTTCAGACAAGTAAGAAGAATTATTTGTATATATGCCATTGCGAAATCCGCATAACCATCCTAACTTTAAAGGCAGCGGTGTATAAAAATCCGGGTTACCATTTATGTCAGACTGCAAATCAATAATAAAATTGAATGGTGTTGTGTAAGGATAACTTGAATTAACAGCAACGACCATTTGACTGCTTCCACTTGTATTAGTAGCATTTTCATTGATTGCAAAAAAAATGTATTGAAGATAAGTAGTGGAGGTAAGACTTTGCAAATACGTATTTATTAATGAAAGCGCATCCGTAGCTATATAATTACCATCTGGTAGTGTTACTACAGTTTGTTCTAGATCTCCGGCAGCCTCTGACCCAGCTCTCAACCAAAAAAAGTAATTTCCAAGTGATTTTGCTATAATATAAAAAGCCGTATTCGGAAATTCAATCGTTGCTAATGCTACATTGACAACGGAGTGTAGCTTCACTGGAAGCGTTACATGAAAATTACTGGGCTCAGATACATAATAATTTTCTCGGAAACGGGAATCAATATTGAGATTGATAGTCCTGTTTCTTTGTATAACAGGATTCACCGTTTTGATAAAATAATTGCTTGGATGAGTTTGCATATATTCTGGATTGGGTGGTTTTGGTACAGTATCTTTAATAGTTGCTACACTTAGAATAAGATCGGAATTATTCACTTCTGCGATTGTAGTTGGTTGATTGGTTGGAGCCGACACAGATGCATACGCTGGTTCAGTTGTTCTCATATTTGCGATACCCTCTAATAAACTTTTTTTTGCATTTGTTAAAAACTCTATAGTCTTTGTTTTTGTTGCAGAATCTATATTTGAATTGGAGATAATATTGCTTGTTAATTGTGAATGATTTGAGCTAACATCATCTGGATTATAATTTGGCGACAAACTAAACATTCCTTCAAGTTCATTCTTGCTATAGTTATTCAAGTTTAAATCAAAATTTGCCATCTATATATTATCCATTTTTTTAAAAAAGACGGATTCTTTCCGTTCCATTTGTCAACTTTTATATGTTTTATTGCGTAAAATATGTTATTTTTATAAATATTAACATTTATATAAACCATATATATATGTTAATTGATATTCAAGATGTCAATAATATTCTAGTATTAAGTAATATAAATATTACTGGTGCATTTCATATAGGAGCTCACGAGTGTGAAGAATTATCATTTTATAATCAATTAGGAATATTTAATGAAGATATTGTATGGATAGATGCTATAAATTCAAAAGTAATTGAAGCAAAAAATAGAGGTATACAAAATGTATACAATGCTGTAATAACAGATAAAGACGATGAAGATACTACTTTCAATATAGCAAACAATTTTCAATCTTCAAGCGTCTTGAATTTTGGAACCCATTCACAAGAGCATCCTCACATTATATATGTAGATAAAATACATCAAAAAAGTCTTACAATTGATACCTTTTTTGAAAGAAATAATATTGATCCCGCTAAATTTAATTTTTGGAATTTTGATATTCAAGGCGCAGAACTTATGGCATTAAAGGGTGCTACTAAAAGTATTCAATATGCAAAAGCAATTTATCTTGAGGTAAATGAAAAAGAATTATATGAAAATTGTGGATTAATTAATGAGATTGATAATTTTTTATTACAATATAATTTTAAAAGGGTTTTTACTAGCATGACTGAGCATGGTTGGGGGGATGCTTTGTATGTCGTTGTATAATCTGGATTCGCAAAACAAAGAATTCCGATGATTATAGAGATTCGTGAGGAGCCGGTCTCACAAGGCGACGGAGAGCGACGAGCATATTCAGGATCGGCGAAGCAAAGAATGCCAGATGAATATTGAGTGGTTAACCCTTTCATATCTGAAAGGGAATTTTTGAGTGGTTACTTCAGGCACAAAAGAGTTAACAATTAAAAAATGATATTAAACATATATTCCGGTTACTAACTAGACAAACAAACTAGACCAATGGAATTTTCAAAAGATCAACAAGATGTATTAGATAAATATATGCGCGGAGAGAATATATTTATCACAGGTCCAGGTGGATCAGGAAAATCAGCTATTATTCGGGAAATATACAAGGATGCGCTACAAAAAAGGAAACGTATTCATGTTTGTGCGCTAACTGGGTGTGCTGCCGTGTTGCTACAATGCAATGCGAAAACAATTCATTCTTGGGCGGGCATTGGACAAGCTTCAGGTTCTATAGAGGAGAATGTTAAAAAAATCACTGAGAATAAATATAAGATGAAGAATTGGACTACCGCCGATATTTTAATTATAGATGAGGTCAGCATGATGTCGTATAAATTATTCAATATGCTGAATGAAATTGGCAAAAAAGCGCGAAATGAAATAAATACCGCTTTCGGAGGAATTCAGGTGATATTTTCAGGCGACTTCTTTCAACTCCCACCCGTGGGCAATAATGACGAGCCCGAAACCTCACAATTTTGTTTTGAAAGTCCAGAATGGAACGTTGTATTTCCTCAGAGCAATCAGGTGAAACTCGTCAAGATTTTCCGACAAAAAGATGAAATATATGCAAATATATTGAATCAGCTGCGCGAAGGCAAGCTGAAGCGCAGCTCCTATGAGATTTTATTGAAACATGTGGGGAAAAAACTGCCAGAGGGAACTGAAATCCGTCCTACCAAACTTTATCCAAAGAAACACAGCGTGGATTCCATTAACAACATAGAAATGAATACTCTTCTTCCACAAGAAGAGGTTTTCATTATGAAACGCACCACGGTTGCTACAAGCAAAAAACGATCATTTTCCGCAAATGAAATAGAATATGAATATTCTTATTTGGAGAAGAGCTTGCCTACGGAATCGCGAGTCCGACTTAAGGTTGGTGCCCAAGTAATGTGTATTGTAAATATGGAAACAGGAACAGGATACTCTTTATGCAATGGCAGTCAAGGTATTATAACACGATTCAATGAGCAAGGATTGCCTGTTGTGAAATTTTATGGAATTCCGGTGGAGATTGCAATGTCTTATCATATATGGGTAAGTGAATCCATACCGAGTATTGGAATCGCACAAATTCCGATCATTTTGGCGTGGGCGCTCACTATTCATAAAGCGCAGGGAGCGACATTGGAACTGGCAGAAATAGACGTGGGTAACAATATATTCGCTTGTGGGCAAACATATGTTGCTTTATCACGTGTTAAATCGCTAGATGGTTTGTTCTTGTCTGCGTTTAATTATCAAAAAATTCTGATAAATAAAAAGGTTAAAGAGTACTATGCTGGTTCTCAAAATCAAGTTTCCTCCTCATCGCCTTCAGTATAAAAAGTAAAAAAAGGGTCTTGAGTTAGTTAGATTAAATTACAAGGCTAAATTAGTTAATATCTAATTTTTATTGGCTACTTCAGGCACGAAGGAGTTAAACGAAATCAGCTGCGATTTCATAGTTATATTCACCATCTTTTTCTTCGCCGCTGTATGAATATGAATTTTCGTATTCATATTCAGTGAATCCGGTATTGAGCGCATCTTCTTCATCGGTTGAAAGATCCTCCATAGTGCGCTGCTGAGCCATCTGACTGCTAAGATCATGAAGAAGTTCTCCGTCATTCTCCATCCATTCAGGATCTTCCAAATACTTAACGCGGCATTTCAAGCTCGCCACCTCCTGCTCCAATCTAGCGACCTTTTCTACAAATCGTTCCTCCAGCAATCGCATATTTTCCACCATTTGATGCATATTAATCGTCGTTTCAGGGATGGGATTCTTGTTCGGCAGGAGCCACCAATATCCGCGACCCCATTCCTGTGGCAATTGAAACTTATATGAGTCGCCCCTGCAAATATTACCATATATCATACTTGATTCGCGTGACCAGCAATGAGTGGTAAAATCTAGATGTACAAAGCATGCTCGCGTGTAAGGAGACTCAACACGCGGAAGCAAGAAATCCACGCGACTTACGTCACCAATAGAGCAGGTATCAAAGATCCTCTTGATATCTTCCTCACTAATAGTAACCGAAATCTTGGGAATATATAGACTCTGCATATTTTCAAAAACAATAACAATAACAATAACAATGATAATGCATACAAAGAAGAGGATGAAAACTATTTCAATTTTTTATAGCGATAGAGACAGGCCCAACAACAACATAAAAAATTGAAATAGTTTTCATCCTCTTCTTTGTATGCATTAATTGCGTTTTATATAATTCAAAAATGAATCAACAAATGAGCCTATACATTCCCCGCGTGTTTACTAACATCAGCAACAATCGTATAAAAAATGTATTTGAGTCGCTTGATATTGGTATTATCAATCGTGTAGATATTGTAAATAATCAAGGATACAACTCGGTGTATGTTCACTTTGCTGAGTGGTTTGACACCCCCACAGTTCAACGTTTTCAGGAACGTGTTTTGAGTAAGGACAAACCGGCTCGCATTGTCTACGATGATCCATGGTATTGGATTGTTTTGGAGAATAAGACCAAAAAGCATCCGTCAAATCATGAGCGCAAGATTATAGTCAATGTGGATAATTCGCCACCTTCTGTTGAGGATCCAAATACGGAGCTTGTATCTGCGGATTATGCCCAGCTGATTGAACAGCTAATACATCGCCAGCAACAACAAATCCAGCAATTGATCAATGAGCGGGAAAATAACAAAGCCATGGTCAATCTAATTTCACAAATGGAAGTGTAAGTAGTAGTAGTAGTAGTAGTAGTAGTAGTAGCAGCCAGTAAATTAATATTTTGTATTCTTAACTAACTTTTTTTATTGAAACGATTTATACTCTTGAATATTTGAAATGGACAAAAATAATATAAAAACTTTAACTCTTTCGTGCCTGAAGTAACCAAATATGGTTACTTAGTCACTCAAAAATTCCCTTTCAGGTATGAAAGGGTTAATAATATTTATATTATTATAATTATAATGGACAATAATGAGACTTTATATCTAAAAACAGATGATAACAAAGTTATAAATGAGAAATGTATAAAATGGGTAAAAAAAATGAATGATTGTTTAGAAGTTTGTACTAGATCAATTGGTTGCAGTAGCAATGCTACAAATGGAGATACGCATAGAATATGTAAATACCACACACCAGATAGTTATAACAAACTTAATAAAATGTTTTTGTGAGGAGCAGGAGTCGCGAAGCGACGGAGAGCGACGAGCATATTCAGGAGGCAGAATGCCGGATGAATAGAGTAATATTTATCCGGCTCCTCATTACACATTTAATCATTAATTCTTTCGCGCCTGATTACTATTTCTTTCTCTCTTATAATCTCTTTCTTCTTGCTAAATAAGACGATGCAGTTGTTCCGACAATTCCATAAGCCGAATGGGGCTTATAAATAAAATTTTTGCTATAGGTATAACACAACGTATTACTGCAATTATTGTATATTTTATTGTAGGGCAGAGCTACGGTATCAAACATAGTAATGTAATTCGTTGCCTTGTTTGTGCGATTGGAAGATGCTGAATAGACAGGCATTTAATATATAGTATATCTAAAATTATTTTTCCGCAGCCCTCACTAAATCTGGAGACAGGATGCCTGATGAATATGACAAAGATCGGGTTTTATTTACCACAAGACGTGCATCCCGCTACAGCATTACGAATTCGGCCTATCATTCCCATATTTCCACCGCTCATAGTCATATATTGTGAGTATTGTGGTTGCTGTTGCTGTTGCTGTTGCTGTTGCTGTTGCTGTTGACCCTGAAAATAATTTGGATATCGTTGCTGTTGAAACTGTCCATTATTAGAATAAACTTGCATACGCATAGAAATTTTTGGAGGCATACTATAATAGAAGCCAATATTTTTATTTATCTAAAATGAAAGAGTTAACGTAGATAAATAAAAATGAACAAGAGGTATTATAGAACATAAACAATTCCATTTTGGGAAGCATTATATGCACATTGTTGTATAAAACTAGGACTCATTGAATAGCCATAATATTGATTCACTTGTCTATCTAAAGCAGGTGGACACAAGCACGGAACTTCGCATTGCTCTTCCGAGCAAGTGACATACAGCGCATCATTCACCTCAGTGGGTAACGCATCCACATACAAAAGCTCTTCATTCCCATTACCATAACAATCGCATCCAGCCACAATTCCAGTTTTCATCACCTTTCCGCCATAAATTGGGTATGCTAAATTGAATGGAAGCTCTGGCAAAGCGAATAAATCAGGTACCGCTTGCTGCTTCAAAGGTCCGCGTCCTTTCAATCTAGCTAAATATCTGGCATAAGAGTTGTGTTTAATATCAACACCGACTCCCCCAGGGGAAAGAGCTCCAGGTCGCAGGCGTGTAATTGTTCTGTGGGTGCTGCTTGAATGATACGTGGCGCCGGTAGCTGTCGGTTGCTGAACATGCGGCTCTGCTCGGTCGCTCATTTGATTCCAGTTTACTCCGTTGTAAATCAGCCTTGGTCGCTGATATGCAGAGAGAGCACCAACATTCATTGTATACAAGGAAGACGGAACGCGAACTGTATTTTGTATGATCTTTTGTCTTTGGTATCGCGCAAAAGGCGTATTGCCACTTAAATTTGCGTCACATCGTCCTGTTCGGCAAACATTGAAATTAACACAATTGACCATGGTCTGCTTATATTATAGATATCTATTATTTCTCAAATATAGAAAAAATTGAATAAGTTTATTTTGGCTCTACTTTTATCAAAGATAGACGAAATAATCATGAATTCTTGTCCTCATTGTGATAAATCTTATACCAACAAATCATCTCTCATAAAACACCAGCTTTTATGTGAGTTTCTTAGTAAGTCAAAAAGATCTCAACAGGTAGAGAGTGAGGAAACAACAAATCTTCCTACTTATGCAGAATTGGTAAGAATCGTGCAAGATTTAGCCTATAAAAACGCCCTTTTAGAAAAAAAGGTGGAAGAACAGCTCCGCTATGCGCCTACCATAACCAAAACAAACATATTGGACTGGCTGCAAGCGAATATAACTCCTGATTCCACATTTGAAAAGGCAGATGCCCTAATAGATGTCCGAGAGAAACACATACAATATTTGATGGAGTTTAAAATGATACCTACCCTAAGCCAAATATTTCAGGATTCAATAGACTCCCAAACGTTCCCGTTATTTCATGCAAAAAATATATTTTACGGATATTTTCGCAATGAATTGCCGAATCCGTGGAGAGAACTCACTAAACAAGATTGGGTGCAATTCTTGAACAAGATTCATCAAAAGGTTCTTCGCGAGCTCTGCAACTGGCGTGCGAAGAATTTGGATAGATTGAACAGCAATGATCAATTAAGTATTTTGTATAATAAAACAATGATTAAATTGATGGATATTGAATTTAATCATGAATGTACTTTGAGCAAAGTAAGACTGGTGATGCAAGATAGATTGAAAAATTAGTCGGGGAGCGCAATCAGCATCCTCGCTAAAAAGGCATAGGTATAGCTGTGGCTGCTACACAAGAGTTACCTGTCCAATTGCATCCTTGACTTACACATGTATTTTGGTCGGTAGCGGGACATGAATCTGCGGAACTGAAATTTGCCTTCACGCTGTTACCTTTATGTATTTTTGTGTCCATACCTTCCTTATTACTGCCGAAACGCATAAAGAAAACCCAGAACAAAAAGAAAATAATTGCTGCAAAAAATAATGTCTTTTTTCCAAATTTTGCCATTCGTATAGTGTATATAATATATTTTTATAAAATATTTTTTTAGACAACAGGAAAAGATGGCTCCATTGCTATTCCACAAATGCCAGCATCATTTGCACTATCACTGCGCTGGATTTTCACATATCCATCTAATCCCCACTCAACTCCCCATGAATTTTTTACCAGCCAATAATCAATATCATTTTCGGTTCCATATCCCACAATCAAAACTCCATGATCCAATGATGTACCGCACTTAGAACTCGTAATCACGCCACTAGAATAAGACTGGAAAACAGCGGTATCAGCCTCAATCGCAATGGAAACGGGTCCAGTCGCGACTACTTGCTTCAGCAAAGCCTGATTTTTCGGTGCAACATCCATGCAGCTGTCAACAGCCATCACCTTAACGCAGCTAGTCTGCTTGCATGAACCGCCGCCAGTTGCAGTATAAGGATAGGACGCCTCCGTACACATGTCGTTTGCCATCGCATAAGCAAAGGCATTGTCCATAAATCCGCCATTGCAGCCGAGGTTTCCATATTTCTTGGAGCAGTCTACAAGCTGTTGCTCAGAAAGACTCACCAAAGAGCCCGTGGAAATTGCCCATGCTCCTTCCATTGCACCCGTCGCCGAAAAACTCCAACAAGAGCCGCATTGTTCTTGATTCTTTACAGGTGTCACTGCGTTCTTGGTACGCCAGTCAATAGAATCGGGAGCATTAGACTTGGGTAAACTGGATAAAGACTCGCATGCAGATTGAGCTCCAAGAAGCTTGACATAACCTCCCACATATGCACGGCGAAACTCGGACGCAGTTAAATCAGTGAATTGGTTGACACCCAATGTGTAATTCTGGTCTCTATCGTTGTTATGCTCCATAATAGCACGCAAATTTACGCGAAACACCTGAAAACGAGATTCAAACTCTTCTAAAGTTGTATATTTCTTGTTGAATTTCGCTAGAAAGCCGTTAAATGCAGACCACTCATCTGTGCCTGTACCTCTATTCATAATTGTGCTCTCACCAGCAGCGGCAGCAGCACCCGCAACAAAAAAAGCAATCGTAAATAATAATTGCGCTAGCATTCTATCTATAATATAAAAGTATATAATATATTATATTTATATTGATTCGTTATTATATATTGTTGTGTCTTGGTACATTAGCTGCACAAGTGCATCTGTACTTAATCGTTTAAGTAAGTAAATAGAGTTCCAACCTGTGTTTTCATTCGCTATGATCTCTTCTTTTTTATAAAAATCTATCATGAACCTTTTATAATCGCGTTTATAATCTTGACCAAACATTTTATAACATCGCGGATTCCAGTGTAAATCCAATCCAACTAAATCACTGCGGTTTTCAATATATATAATAGAATCGCGAACTGCAAAGGACACCTTTTTATTTTTGTACAATGATGCATATGACTCCCGAAACAACGGAAGACGGTGAGTGGAACACAAATAATTCGGATAGAGCATTCTGAATAATATTCTATTTTATGATTCGTTTTGATTAAAAAATACAAGTAAATTATATTTCAATTTTTTGTATATTCAGGAGGCAGAGTGCCGGATAAATATGACTAAATAGCCATATTTGGTTTTGTGAGGAGCAGGAGACACGAAGCGACGGAGAGCGACGGTCGGAACGAAAAGATTCAGGAGGCAGAATGCCGGATGAATAACTTCAGGCACGAAATAGTTAAAAATACTTTGCAACGAACTCGTTCAAGCCTAAAATAGGAACGCCCAAGAGTAGCGCTTCTTCCGCTTTGCCTGTCTCCGTACCCGTCTCTTTGTCTTTCACAATCAAGGCAAATGTATTTTTGCTGACGCTTGATCCCAATTTCGCACCAACTGTTTTCAGCTTCTCTTTCAACGATTCATCACGAAATCCGGTCATAACAATACTCTTGTTAAACAGTGGATGTGTTGTATCAAACGTGGAGATAGCCGGTGCAATCGCAGACTCGGAAAGTTTGCTACCGAGGCCACATTCGTTCAAAAATGCCAAAAAGACAGGGATCTTCTCCACAAACGCCAATGCCGTTTTTTGCGCCATACCCTTGATCTTTTTGAGTGCAGCCACCTTTTCTCCAACGCTTACAGTATCTGTCAATACTGCAGGATACGCTTCCATGATCGGCTCTATTTTCCTCTCACCGATTCCTCTTCCGAAAATATTGCTTTCAGCCATAAGTGTTACGAGAGAGGCGGCCTCCAATTTTTCCCGTATTCCGGTATATATCTTGGTCGCCAGTTTATCCTTGAACCCATCCACCTTCAAGAAATCCTCCTTGGTCATATGAATAATCTTCGGCACACTATCAAAACCCGCCTCTACAATACGCGCTACATTGCCTGTGCTTAAACCGTCTACCCCGATTCCACGGAAAAATCCAGTGATATTTTTCTCTCTAACCGTCTCATCTAATCCGGCATTTTCAAGCATAATATCTACATGTGTGTCGTTCCATTTATAAGGAATATCAGGCATTTTGGGCGTATCTGCAGCCAGTGTGACGCCGCGAATATGCGGAATCACGTCACCGCTTCGGACTAACTGTATTATTGCGCCAATACCGATCTTATTTTGCTGAATGAACTGACCGTTGAAACCGGTGGCATACTCAATGACCACGCCGCCCAAGTGAATGGGTTCAATTCGCACTCTAGGCTTCAAGTAGCCATCTTTGCTGGGAGTCCAAAGTACGTCTACGACCGTCGCCTCTGCTACCTGATCTGAGAGAACCATTTTAAAAGCAAAGGCGTTTTCTGGATTGCCTGATTTTCGCTGAGCTAACTTGTCGTCGGTGCAAATAACCCCATCAATTTCATATGGATAATTTTTGCGCCAATCTACAAGAAGCTCTGAGAGAAGATCATTCGTCACAGTCGGTTCAATCCTGTGCAAGACAGTCTCCACATCAAGCCCTTCTAAAAATTCCATCTGCTTGGACGGCCTTAGCTCTGGTTTTATCACCTCATATGCTACAAAATGCATATCGCTCGCTTTCTCATCAATTGTTAAACGATTCACAATACCTGAAATTAGATTGCGGGGATTTGCAAACGCGTCTTTGTATTTTGCGGCGAAAATAGATTTTGGCATGATAAACTCGCCGCGGATGACGATCCCTTTATCTTTGGGCAATCTCAAATAGGGGATAAAATAGGAGATATCTTGTCCGACAGTGCCGTCGCCGCGCGTATACAGCTTGGGTTCGGGACCCTCTGTTGTATAGAGACCACTGACTCCATCTAACTTGCACGAGAGAACATACGGGCCAGAATACTTTGCCATCCATGCGCTCAATGCACCGGTATCAGGCTTGATTTTATTCATGGACCCCATAAAATATGGTAGCGCGACCTTGTTCTTCTCAATCAAGATGGGAGCCCCGATTTGCTTGAGAGCTACGTTTGCAGGATATTTCGCTTCTAAATAGTCTTGGATAATGTCAAACTGGCTGTCAGTCATTACAGGTTCTAAGTTGCGATAGGCTACATTGGCTGTCGTCAAGATCTCTGTCAATCGCTTTTCGGAGAGAGCCTCCAAGACAGTAATACCTTCTCTCTTGAAGTCGCTGATAATGTCCAAATCGGATTTTATTTGGTCCTTCTCTGAAGGGAGTTTTATATTTTTTATTGTTGTTATCCGTTTTTTCGCGATTTTCTTTTTCACAGTTTTCGCCTTGGGACTGGTAGCTTCAGCAACTACAGGTGTTATAGGGCTATACTCCTCCACGATCACCAATTTGGGTTTTTTCTTCAAAGGAGCTGTAATCTTTGTGGCTTCAGATTTCAAGGCAAAAGGCTCGGCCTCTTCTAGAGGGATAGAAATTGGCTCAGATACCTCAATCACAGCTCTCCCGTCTATTCTTTCCTGAGGATTCTTGTATTGTAAACCCAAGAAATCAAAGATACTTCTCTCGTCCTTGAATATATGCGGAACCTTGCCCATCTTTTTCTTTCCTTCTAACAAATAGAGACCGTGTTCATTCATGGTGAAACCCTTGCGCAAAGCCTTGTTGCGCATTACCGTGTTGAATATCTTGCTCCCTGTAAAATACAACACTGCAAATGGATATTCCTCGTGGCTTGTGTAAAGAAAATCTATGCGTCGTGCGACAGAATCTGGATGCAGCTTGGCAATCACAAGACACTTGGTTGGACCGCGAGAGAGAACATGTATGATTATTCCTTGTGAAATCAGCTTGTCTAAAAATGCAGTGAATACTTGCGGATTTTCCGCTGTAATAATGACGTCAATATCGCCACTGGTTTGCGCTCCGCGCCGGTAACTTCCGACGATTTCCAAGTTTCCTAGTCCATTACTAACACTTGAAAATGTACTAGAAAAAAGAGCAGCATATTCGTCTATTTCACTTCTAGGTATGCGGACCAAAATATCTTCATAATATTTGAGACCAATCTTTTGGGTTTCATTCAAAAGCTCATTCTGCCTTTCTCTCAATTGTGCAATGGTTGTGATTCCCTTTTCCACCAATTCCTTGGCTTTCTTAGGACCTACGCCATAAATATCAGCAAGCATATTTATCGGATTGTTCTTCTCCCGTTCCAACACACGAAGCGTTCCAGTTTCCACAAATTCATTCAGTTTTTTCATAATAGTGCTTCCTATACCAGGTAACCCTTTCAATTGCTCTGGACTCATGATATCCGTTGTCAAACCCATAATGGTTTCTTCTGCTTTTTGGTATGCCCTTGCGCGAAAGGGTTCACCTTGTTTCATCAAAATGTCTGAGAGTGTCTCTAGAATCTCAATAAAAGCATTATTGAAAGGAGGCACGGGTTTGGGTTTGGGTTCGGGCTCGGGTTTGAGCTCAGGTTCAAGTTCAAGTTCAAGTTCAGGCATTGCTAGTATTTCAGGTACATATACTTTTATATCAGTTTCTTCTTCCAAAGTTGGAATAATATCTGAACTGCTTCCAGAGCTCGGCATTAAAATAAGTTTCCTTCTAGGTCGTTTTTTCATTGTTTTTCGTTTTGGTGTCGGCCTAGGTGTCTCCATATGTATTCTTTAGTTAAAATTTTATATATATTTTCACTTTGTTAAAAATATATATTACAATATTACAAATTCTAAAGTTTGTGATGGCGACGAGCATAATCAAGAGACAAAATACTTTTGATGATTATGCCAAGAAACGAGAGAATAACCTATAACCTATACCAACATTTATCTTATCTGTTCATAAAGTTGAATATTTTGTTCACATTGGAATTATCACCTTCAGAAAATCCAATATTCGTATTGATAAACGCCAGTTTTTTGGTTTTCACTTCCTTAACACGCTTTCTTTGCGCTTCCTTTTGAACATAATTCAACCACACTGCACGCCGATAAATTTGTTTGCGTCTCTCCAAAACTACAGCAGGATCTAGATTGGTCTGAATTGGTTGTTCCGACGAGGCTTGGTCGGATGGTTCGGGTGATTCCGACCCGGTTTTATTCCGTGTATGTAATTTTCCATTTTTCACACACAAATTCATAGATGCCAAAATATCGTCGTAATCAATTTGTTTGGTTTTTTTGGTTTGTGTTTGAAACGCTAAATTTGGAGGATTCAATTTTTTTTGCACTAAATGAACAAAAGAGGTTCTAGTTGTAGGTTGCGGAGGAATTGGCTCTTGTTGTAACGATTCTCCCATATCCTCGTCATATTCGTAGTTATAGTCGTTGAAGTCATCTAATCCTGCCATTATTATATTTGTCTAATATAATAATGAATCCAGAAACGTATCTTCATACTGAAGGGGTCGCAAAAACATATATGCAAAATAATTTCAAGAGAAGCATAAGTAAAGTTGGCTGGGATATGGATTATGACGGTAATATTGCAGATATTGATGTAGATGTGCAGAATAATGGAAAAAATACACATTACAATTTGAGTTTGGATAATGATGATTTAGCTAACATGCTAAATATTCCAGCAGTAGATATTCCGTTGGAAGACAGATTACAAAATGATTTTTTGGTTGACCGAAAAATCTATAAAATGACACCAATGAGCAAGACAGCTGTTCAACAACCAATGGTTATTGTTATGCCGAGCCGGAAACGAACACGGCGAAGCAGACGACGCAGTAGCAGTAGACGACGAAGCAGCAGCAGAAGCAGCCGTCAAAGTAGAAGAATCACCCCCAGACCAAAAACAATGCGAATTCATTTGAATAAATAACGTTTTCGCTTGGATAAATCAAGTCAAAGACCCCGATCGCGGTTTATTTCTACCACTATCAACCTCATTCAATATTGTCGCCTCATTCTCAGAGTGACTTCGTTCTCTCTTGAATTTGTTATATAATATCACATTATGCTTATCAACATTTTTCAAATAAAACTTGGAAGCATAAATAAGTTTACACTGCAAACTATCTTCATAGATGCATTCTAAATGGATATCATGTAGACGCCGAATTTGTTTTATAAATTTGGCACAATTAAAAATCTCTTCATCATCAAAATTTACGACGATGATGCAGTGATTTCTTGGGAACTTAGTACCTCCCTCCATCTCATAAATGTAATAATAATGATTACAATTATAATCCAGAGCGAGTTCTGTGATATTCCCTTTCAATTCTGTGACGTTACCGTGATTCAGAATTGAAAAGGATATCTCAACATTATATCCCATTTGTATACATTCTCTGAAGAAGTTTCTAAATGGTCGGTTTTATTGAAAAGGTAAAGGTAATCATTAATTCATGTTTTGTGAAAATAAAGACACATCAGAAAGGGGAGAGAGTTACTTGATCAAGATCAAATAACTCTTTTTTCATACTTTTTTAAAAAGTATAGTATATGAGCAGTTTTAGAAGATATGGAGGAATGGATCGTGCTGCAACCAGCAATATAGTTCACCATCAATATTCTAACGAAGCCAAATTATCAGTTACAGAACAAGTGGGTTTATATCCATTATCTAGAACGGTCTTTGCAAATGATTTGGACATGAGCAATAATCATATCTTTGATGCACAGACGGTTGCTATTGGGAAATTCAATGTGGTGACACCCTATGTATTGGATGTCTCCGGACAAGTTCATATAACAGGGAACTTATATGCAGCAAATGTAAATAGTAGTTCAGATTACAGATTGAAGGAGAATATTCTTCCAATAAGCGATTCTACAACAGTGGATAGGTTAAATCCAATTATATACAATATGATTTCAACAAAAGAACAACAATTTGGATTTTTGGCGCACGAACTACAACAAGAATACCCATTTCTAGTGACTGGAGAGAAAGACGGTACAGAAATGCAATCGGTAAATTATATAGGACTCATTGCATTATTAGTGAAGGAAATTCAAGATCTAAAAAAAAGATTGCATAATAACAATATTTTATAACACAAAATCATTCCCTCCCCCCTCCCCCCTCCCCCCGCATCATATCTAGAATTGTGAGGAGAAGAAGACGCGAAGCGACGGAGAGCGACGAGCATATTCAGGATCGGCGAAGCAAAGAATGCCGGATGAATATAAATGAAAGAGTACAAAAAAATTGATATATAAATAGCTTATTTACATATCAAACAAACGCCGAACCAAACGCCGAATTCAAAATGTCTCTCCTCCCAATTCTCTCTGCACACAATGCCCATCCTCGCGACCAAAACATCTCTTTTCAAGAGCTCGGTCACAAATATACTATCAGCACCGATCCCAACAGTAAGTATACTTCTGTAACAACATGGAATCACAGTCATTTCCCCTATTTCAATGCAGACCTTGTAATCAAACAAATGATGAAAGGTAAGAATTGGAACCCCGAGAACAAGTATTGGGGCATGACCGCCGAACAGATCAAAAAGCAGTGGTCTGATAATGGCGCGGCTGTAAGTGGCGCTGGTACTGCCATGCATTATCAGATTGAGTGTTTTATGAATGACCCTGTGCTCCCGCCACAGTACACCCACCGCGATTTATATAATAAATGGACCGAAGGGCTTAAAGAGGGGTCGCCGGCCGCCCCAGAATGGACATATTTCCTCCGCTTTGTTCAAGACCACCTTGATATGAAGCCTTATCGCACAGAGTGGCTGATCTATCACGATGATCTCAAGCTCTCGGGCTCAATAGATATGGTGTATGAGAATCCCGACGGCACATTGGCGATTTATGACTGGAAACGCAGCAAAGATATCACTCGTGTAAATACGTTTAACAAATATGCCAAGACGGCATGCATCAGCCACATGCCAGATGCAAACTTCTGGCATTATTCGCTACAACTCAATACATACAAGGCGATCTTAGAGGCAAAATACGAGAAAAAGGTCACATCGCTTTTCCTTGTACGACTTCACCCGGACTGCGAGGACCAGACATACGAGCTGATCAAAGTGCCCGATTTGAGCAAGGAAATTGCCGAATTGTTTGCGCTTAGAGCAGCTACCATATAATATTCAAAAAATAAATATTTAAACGTAGACACAGAACCATTGTATATAATGTTTTTTATTGCAAATGGGATTTTATTTGTTCTTTTATATTGGTTTTTCCTTTTTTGCAAAAATGTAGTAAATAATGAATCCGAATCTGAAACCGACTCTACACCTATTACTGAAAAAGCAGATATCCCTTTTGAAAAGAAATATATAGATGAGATGAAAGCACTTTCTGATTGTGGAGAGATAGCTGAGACGCGATTAGAGCTCTTGAAAAATTCCATTATTATGGAATTTACACCCCTCGGAAATGTAATCATGTTTTATGATCACAAGAGGGAATCCTTTGTCTACTATAGTGACAGTGTAATTCCTTATCGTTTTTTGGAAACAATCGGGAGAAAATACGTCATTACATATAATTGCAAGAGTTTATTTGTAGATATGAGCGAAGAGCTGAGATTAGCCACCGAAAAGAAAGATTTGGAAAAAGAGGAACGAGAGAAAACCGGCTTTGCTCATGCATCTGCATCTGCATCTGCACCAGCACCGACATCAGAAAAGAAGTCGGTATTTGCGAAGTTGAAGAGCTATAATAACGACTCTTCCAAGTCATCCTCAACGAAACCCGCTACGAATAAAAGCTCAATGGACAGTACCAATATTATTTTAAAGGAAAATGCAAATCGCTATACATGCGACGGACGATTTTCCAATTTTATGGCATTAAAAAAGGTGGATAAGACACTTGTGGATAAGCGACTGAAAATGACATTTGCCGATTTTAAAAAGATGCAGCAACCAAAAATCTTGTCTCCTTCTATTGTAGTATGAAAATAAATAGAAAAAGAAACAAAACGAGAAAAAATAAAAATACAGAATCATCCGGCATTCTGCCTCGTCGCTTCCCATTGCAAGGCGAATCCGACTCCTCGTTATATATGAACGGCGGTTATAGTAAACAGCATCCAAAGGTAGATGGGTTTGTTGATCAAATAAAAGAAAGATTGGCGGTAACAATATCAGGACTTTTAAAAGGAATAACAAAAAAAATTATTGCTAGAGAGACGCGATGTTTTCCAAAGGAAATAAAAACTATTGTCATAGATAAACTAGGCACTGTTGTGGGCAATCTTGCAAAAGATGCATCCATAAAATCATTGAATGTAGGAGAAAAGGCATTATTTGCATTACCTGCCGCGGGAAATATAGGTTCAGCAGTCGCTGCGGTTGATACAGCAGTCGCTGCAGCAAGAAATGTGATAACAAACATTACAGAAATAAAAAATACAATTATGGACGTGAAAGAGAAGTTGGATGTTGTAAAACAAGCCGCTCAAAATAAAATAGCTATGGCAGAAGAAATTAAAAAAAAAGCGGAAGAGTCCGCTCTTCCACCTCCGGTAAAATTGGGCGGCTCTGTTAGTGCTACTAGAAAATCCTTGGCAGAAAGGACACACAAGTCAATCAATCAATTTCAAATAAGAAACAAGACACATGACATTATTGATCGCACACATAAATCAATCAGCCAATTTCATAATACTACGCGCAAACTACGGCCTATTTGATTTTTCTCTCTTCTTGATCCATTCAATATAGCCATTGCTCCTAATTAGATTGAAGGATGTTCCAAGATGATCTTTTGCAATCAAATAGGCTTGTTTCTCATGTTCTTGCATCTGATCTAAATATTCTTTTTGGAGAGTAGTTTGTGATTGTGCGTCCATTTTGTTTGTTATAATGAACATGATGGGATTCTTTAATTCAATTTTATTCCATTCCACCTTTGGGAAAGGTGGAGCCAAACCCGATAAAGAATGGAACGGAATTAAGATCCGTTTTTTGGAAGAGAGTAGTGTTTCAGACATGAAAGGGTTAATGAGTAACCTCAGGACTATGATGTTGCTAGGATTTAGAGTTGCGAATCAATAGGACGACGAGTATAATTACCCCCTCCCAAAAAACGGATCCTAGTTCCGTTCTATTCTTTATCGGGTTTGGCTCCACCTTTCCCAAAGGTGGAATGGAATAAAATTGAAATATAATTAATTGATTTAATTACTTATATTATTTACGGACAAAAGCATAACAAGCAAAAATATGGCATCAACAAAACCGATATTCCGCTACAAGTTCTCCGATGACTTTGTAGCGGAGTTGTACAAGTTTTCAAAAATTCATCAATATGACGACCGACGATCCTACAAAGATGCGTGGTCAATATGGTTGGAAGAAAACAGTGAAATAGTAGAAGCGGAATGTCAGCGTCTAGGTGAGTTGGACTATACCGGCAATGTTCTGGAGAAAATGTTCAAAAGCGGGCGATATTATTTCCGAAAAAAGAGCACTAATAAAAAGGAACCAGCGGCGCGCCGATCCTATGTGAGTGTAGATAAATCTTTGCTAGACACCATGGACAGGCACATCGCATCCAAAATGCGCGAATTTGCAGACGGTTTAAAGCCTTCCAATGCATTTATTGACTATATCGGAATATATAATGATATACATAATGATTTTGTATCAGATTTACACAAGCAAGGGATTATGGATCCCGTGGAAATTCAAGATAAAATCAAAAAAACCTATAAAAACAGATATTTTACACTTTTTCAAAAAAACACATAGATATTTCTTGAAAAATAGGTATACGTATGAATCCAGTGTATTTTCCAAATTGCGCTTCTTCTATCAAATCAAAGGGGGGTGCATCATCTGGCTCCTTCTCCTTCTCCTCCTCTTCCTCGCTAAAAAAACAAATCAAATTGTATAACGAGCAAGAAATTGTCATTTGCGATAAAATCAAGAAAATCCCCAATTATTCTTGTTTTTTCTCTCCAATTTTGAAATATAGTCTCATTCAGTCCTCGGATAAATACGCAGTAATCTATTCCGAGGAATTGAAACCATTCTACGATTATTTCCGAAATTGCAGCAATAAAGAGAGAAAATATCGCATCTGGAGCTCATATATACACTTGATCAAAGGATTCAAGCTCCTCCATAGCCACGAAATTTTCCATGGAAATTACGGAAAAATCGGTTTCAACAAAGAAAATCAACCTGTTCTTTTTGATTTTTGTGAGGAGCAGGAGTCGCTTCGCGGCGGAGAGCGACGAGCATATTCAGGAGGCAGAATGCCGGATGAATATGAGAGAAATATGTATAATCTCTCCCATTTTCCTATAGAAATGCATATCATCTCATTTTTGGAAAAGGATTCGGGTGTCAATGCATCTCTCTCTAAATTCAATATTGAAACTATATTTCATAATTTTCTCGAAGATGTGCAAATGGAATGTCCCGATTTTCTTTTTAATTATGTAAACAAACCAAAAGAGCAGATTTTGGACGCTTTGTGGAAATATAGATATACTTGGGATAATTATGCCCTAAGTATGTTATATTTGGAGATTGCAGAGGAACACCAAGATGGAGACGATATAGACGAAATTTGGTCGTCTTTTATTGAAATTCTGCGTCAATCCATGAATATTGACCCAGAAAAACGCCCGTCGGCGGATCTAGTGCTTTCTAGACTTTCTGGATTTTCTGGATTTGCGTGATTTACGCGCCTTCTTTGTCTTCTTTTCAGGGGATGGTGCAGATGCACCGGATGAAGGACCCTTCTTCCACTCCGATTTTCGTTTGCTGGCGGCTTTCATAGCCTCACTCAAGGAAGCATAATTTCCCTCTTTCTTGATGCGCTTGACAAACTCAAACCATTTCTCTGCCATTCTATATAGTATCTTGAGATTTTTATAAAAAAATTGATCGCTCTTTCAAATAATATAGACAATAAACCATCAATCTTTCTAAAATGCAAACTTCACCAGTCTTTACGCGATATCTATATTTAAAGGACGAAGCAGATGTCGCCCTGTTAGCTAGTCTTTTCCACAAGGATAAGGACCAAGCCTTGTTTTGGGCATATGAGCTACACTATAGCGGATTCACCGATTACGTATTCCATATTCTATGGCGTATTTACTTTGAATTCTATGCCACATTAAATCCCAGCTTTGAAGCCTATTTCAAGGCAAAACAAAAGGACACGAAGAATTACCCTGTCCACATTCTTATCGCGCTGATTATTAATAACTTGATCATTCGCAAATTCAATACGGATGTATTCTTATTGAGAGAAGTGGCGTGTAACTTTCAGATGGAACCTGATGAAATGCCTAGTCTAGAAAACAGCTTCATGTCGCAAAATTATGAAGCTATTGCGAGCTATATTATGGAAACAAACGACATTGATGTTCTGACAGTCATTGCAAATGCCGCAAACTCTTATTTTGCAAAGCCGATCAAGAAATGGGATATTCCTTGTATAAATCCGAAGATTGGATTACTAACACGTATTATGCAGACATATACACAGTTGAATAAAAAGGGGTGCATCGGAGGTCTAGGTAAGAGTCTGTATGTTATTACTGAACCGGAGGATATCATCATGTATGCTAATATTGAGACTAGCGGATCGCCAAGAACTGTCCTGCCTATAGCAGTCAAGTATTCCGCAGATATGTATGGATTTTTGCACATGTTCAAGAAAAAACGCGGATGCGATATTATGGAAAATTATCGGTGCAATTGGCTATTCTATGCGTCAGAGAGCCCAATATGGCTAGAGCGTATTGAAGCATATAATGGTACAGTAAATAAGGAATTGAAGATAATTGCATTTGAAGATGCTGAAGAGGAAGAGTCCTTTTACGACAAGTATGGCTATAGCCCAGATGAACAATCTCAGACTATACAAGAACGAAATATTCCGCCGATCAAGACGGAAAAAACGTGGTCGGACTTTTATAAAACATACAAAGGGCAGGGGCTCTATTGTCCAGATCAAGCATATTTGGATGATCTATAATAATCGCGGGGAGGAGGAGGCCAATACTCCTCTACCAATCATAACCAAGTTCCACCTCAAGAGAGAAGGAAAAGTCCATCTGGTTCAAGTCCAGCAGTTCGCCATATTGGTTGCGCAGTTCTATTTTGAGCCGCTGTAAATTGACGGGACCAAAGTAGTCTCGTTTTTTTTCAATAAAATCCGATCCATTGTCAAAACAAATATGGAAACTGTTGCTAGTAAGCGGGATCATCGCCAATATATTGTTCCCGATATAGCTCTTGGAGTACATCGCCAAAATATTCTGAGATTGTGAATTGTTGAAGTCATTCAATACAAAAAAAATATAATCGGACGCCACACTATTGTAAATCGCCTCCCCTGTGTAGACGCCAGAATAATTATACTCAATATTGCGAAACCCTAAGATCCATCCCATTGTGCTATTGAAATCAATGGATTCCACATCTTTGAAAAAATTCATAGAAAATGTGTGCTGCAGATTAGAAATGGTGATTTTTTGTGTATGCTCTTGCGCAGTCACTATAAATCGCGGAGGGCATATTTGCAATTGCTCATTAATGGCGTGCTGTAAAGCGAATGCTAATCCAGATAACGTATAATTACCATCAGGCAATAACACGGTACCTCTTGCACCTGGATCATCGCCATTCTCTTCAATAAACATGATGTTGTTGAGTTTAGCTGTAGAAAAACAGTATAGCACATTAGGCAGCTGGATTGAAGAGAGACGAATGGATAGCACATTCTTGAATTGATATGGCAGGATCAAAAGAAAGTCGCTAGAAATTGTATTCTTGTAGTCTTCTCGGAACAAAGAGTTAAGAATGACCGTTTGCACAACCGTTTTTCGTTTCAAATTATTGAGATTACTCCGAGCAATATTCGTGGGAAAGGTCTCAATTGGGTTCAAGTATTTATTTGGGTTGGTCATGTCATTTAATGTGTTTGTCTCTTGGTTCAGCACAAAAGAATTGCCCCCGATTTGCACCGCTGTAGTTTGGTTGACTACTTTTCCGATATCTGACGGTATCAGGAGCTCGTCTACATCTTCTTCCACATCATTCACCATCTGCCTCTCTATTTCTCTCTGCAATCTAGAAATCAGCTTTCCTTTTGCCTTTTTCATAAATGCGACAAAATTCGTTTTGTGTTGCACGCTATACGTTTTATCTTTTGCAATTACTTCAATCATGTGTGTTTCTTTTTGTAAAATGTCATTTAACGTATATGGATACATCAAGCCAAAAAGCGCTTCCACCTCACTAGTCGCATAATTTTCAATGTTTAAATCTAGATCCATATAATAATGGATATAATTTTTGTTGCATTGTGAACCAGCATCACATCAGAATATTATGCTGTGACTTTATATAAAAAAATTGATTTCAATAATATATTACCTATTGAAATCACCTCAACAAACAAACATGGTAAAGAATACTTTTGGTGGAAATAAGCACAAGGGACAAGCGCGCAAGGACGTAGGCGCACGACAGGGATCGGCGCGATTGCGTCATGCTAAGGAAGATGGCGAAATATATGCAGTTGTAACAAAAATGATGGGCGGAATATTGTGCAATGTCACTGGAATAGATAAACTAGAGCGATCTTGCACAATTCGCGGTAAGTTTCGCGGTGGAAAACGCCGCGACAATTTAATTAGACCTGGCACTTGGATTCTAGTAGGGGACCGCGATTGGCAGTCCGAATCTAAAGAGAAACCGGTTTGTGATCTCTTGGAGGTTTACGCTGATTCAGATAAAGAACGTCTAAAAACACAAGTCGTAGACGTTGATTGGTCAATATTTAATTCTGCAGAAAACACTCATGGAGCTTCAGCTGAAGCCGTAAGCGAGTCTGTTTTATTCTCAGATTCAATACAAGAAGAGTATTCAAACATCATGGAAAAGGAATTAAACCTATGCGTATCAAAACGCACAACAATTGCGCTGGGTGATGATGAAACCGAGATTGATATTAATGACATATAATGGGGTGAGTGTATATATGTACTATTATTTACTATTTACTATTTGCTATCTCCTGTAAAATTTGTTTTTTTTGTTGTCCTACGATTGGTGGTAAGAAGATGAACGGTAAAAATATTGCTGGTAAGAGATATTTGGGTCTATGTCATTTATAGGACATACACATATTTATTGAATACTTTTCTTTATATTGTTACTGCAAACAATATAAACATTCTTGAACAATATATTGTATAGCATATCATATATACATTAAAAGAAATGTTCAGAAAGTCATCCTATGTCTTCAAGAGCGCGGAATATCCAGAGCTGAATACAAATCGGGTTAAGGCGGTTGATGTCAAAGTCAACGAACAACCGGTCCTTGATTTCAAGAAGAATTCCGTGGATTTATCAATAAAGGCTCCAATGAAGGAGCCGCAATATAAAAAGGGTTGGGTTTATATAACACGTGATGTATTTAACAAGTCTCGCATGAATTATATCAATAACAAAACGGGATATGAATTAAATGATGAGGATCAAATATATCAACATAATTGGAATGTTATGCAAAATATGTTTGACCGGTGGGAAAAGAATGCGGCTGATTTTATAGAGTTATATGGAATTGACGAGTACGAAAAGAATTATAAATTACCAGACAGTTTCTATGAAGATGAAGATGAAGATGAGAATGAAAATGAGAATGATAATGAGAATCTGTACGACACGGATGATGAATATGAGAATGAATATTATCGTTAATAGTCGGGATGGGCGATTCGGAACAGAATCGTTAAAATATCTATTGTATAATATGGGTAATGTATAGTTCTATGCAAGAAGAAGAAGAAGAAGAAGAAGAAATATTGGATTCGGAATGGATCGCTGATTTTGACAAAATAGATAAAATATATCAATGTTATTATCAGAGCGACATATCTCAAGTAAAGATCCGATATGTTTTCATAAATTCCGAAAATGAAATTGAAAAGATAAAATGTGAAAATGTCTCGCTGACGCGGCCTAATTTCATTTCCAAGGAAGATATTATTAGAATACTTAAAAGATACAATACAACGAATTATACTATTCTCTCTATACTCAAATATAATATTGACATCGGTCCGCCAGACATAAAACGATTCATTCAAAAGAGAGACTATTCATCTGATTTTTTATCTTCTGTAAAAAACTTTGACGGAATCGTGTGGAATCCAACGATTACCATGTTTCAAGACTTGAATGAAATCTTCATATTTTTTTACCGTAAAGACGATAATTCTCATAATAAAACAAAGCGCATTCATATTCATTCTCATAATGCTGGGGCAAAGAGAACAATCCGGAATTATAGATCTGTATTATAAAAACAGCTTAAATATAAAAAAAGAAAATTATGTATAGTAATACGATGGCAGCACTCATTTCCGCACTAGATAATAAAATTGTCATGCAAATCGGAGAAAATGGGCATCAAGAATATGGATGGTCCCATAGCAGCACCCGCGAGGGTATTCTACAATTTAGTTTTCAATTGACGCGAACCGAAGATGCGGGTCAATTGAAACTTTTAGACACAAAAATACGTGAAATCCTTAGTTCCATTTCTAGCCCTCCTAGAACAGCAGAAAAAGAGGAGTTTCTAATCACCTTATACAAGATGATTGGTCATACCCGCGATGTTATAGCAGGAAAGGGCGAATATTCTCTAACATATATGATGATTTTGGCATGGTACGACTATTTTCCTGAATGCGCCAAGTATGCCTTGGAGGCTTGTGTCTGTCCGCAGATGGATGCGGCTACGAATAAATATATCAATGATGATCATCCTTATGGTTCATGGAAAGATATAAAATATTTTTGTAATTATTGCAAACAATACACGAAAGATCAGAATCATCCGATGATTATGCATGCGATTTCCTTGATGAATCGTCAGATCTTGATTGATCATTTTCCAGAGTCTTCCAATAAGTCATTAGCGGCCAAGTGGGTTCCGCGTGAAAATTCAGGTAAATTTGGCTGGATGTTCAAGGAGCTGGCGTGTCAATATAATTCGCACTACTTACACACATCAAACAAGCCAGAAGCAAAAATACGCGCAATTAAGAAAGCAAAGATGGATTATCGTAAATTGTGTGCTGAGCTGAACAAGATTATTGACACAACGCAAATTAAACAGTGTAGTAAAAAATGGTCCGATATTGATTTTGATCGGGTAACGAGCATCACGCTTACAAAGCAAAAGAAGGCTTTTTTGAATGTCAATTCCGATGGTGAGTTGAAGTCTGATGAGCATGACCGTATGGAGTGCAGGGCTCATTTTATGGAGCATGTTGCCAAAGCCATTGTGGGTGAAAAGGAGGTCAAGGGAGCCAGAATAGGTATGGAAAATTTCACCAAGCAGGCGATGGCTCTTCTTAGACAACGTAAGAAGCCGTCTCCTTCCTTGCAGGTGGAGGAGGATATGCTGAATTCTCAATGGAGGGACAATGGTTCAAACAACAAGGCGCTAGGTGCAATGATCGCAATGGTAGATGTCTCTTCATCAATGACCGCCGATAATGCGATGAATGCTGCAATTGCCCTGGGATGCCGTATTGCAGAGAACTCTTTGCTGGGAAAGCGAGTAATGACATTTAGTGCGGATCCAACATGGGTAAATTTGGAAGGGGCGACCAATTTCATTGATATGGTAGATACTATATGTGATGCGCCTTGGGGAATGGATACCAATTTTTATTCAGCATTGGATATGATATTGGAGTCCATTGTGGAAAACCAGTTAGCCGCTGATGTAGTAGAGAATATGATGCTTGTCATACTTTCTGATATGCAGATGAATCAATGTGGAGGTCACAATATTGGATCGGTCTACGAGATTATGGAAAAGAAATATGCAGCAGCTGGAATTCGCGCAAATGGAATTGCATATAAACCACCGCATATTCTATTCTGGAATTTGCGATCAACGAATGGATTTCCGAGCTCTTCTACACAGAAGAATGTCTCTATGGTTTCTGGATTCAATCCAAGTCTCTTGAATATGTTCTGTGAACAGGGACTAGACGCATTGCAGTCTTGTACGCCTTGGTCTAATTTAATGGCGATCCTAGATAACGACAGATATACTAGAATGCAGGATTATATTTGCAATGTTTTTAGAAAAAAGCTATAAATGGGTTTAAATACATGCTATAATTACTATATATAGATATGAAGGTAGCACTAATAACTGGCATTACTGGACAAGACGGGTCTTATTTGTCGGAACTTTTATTGGAAAAGGGGTATGTTGTGTGGGGCATTATTCGTCGCGCATCTAGCATCAATACCCAGCGAATTGAGCACATTTTTCCCCAATTGACATTGCGCTATGGTGATTTGACGGATGCAACGGCTCTCTTGAATGTATTTGTGGAAATCAAGAATACTTATCCCGATTTGGAGAGATTAGAGGTCTATAACTTGGCTGCGATGAGTCATGTTAAGGTGTCTTTTGAGATCCCTGATTACACTTGCAGTGTAGATGCAGCAGGTACATTGCGCATGCTGGAGTCTATTCGCAATTGTGGCATTCCTTTAGAAAAAGTCCGATTCTATCAGGCGTCCACCTCGGAGCTTTACGGAAAGGTTATGGAGGTGCCTCAAAAGGAGACTACTCCATTTTATCCCCGCTCACCGTATGGTGTAGCCAAGCTTTATGGCTATTGGATTACTAAGAATTACCGCGAGTCATATGGTATGTATGCGTGCTCTGGTATTTTATTCAATCACGAATCCCCTCGCAGGACACACAATTTCGTGACGCGCAAGATTACTATCGCGCTCGGCAATATATTGCGCGGAAAACAGGATAAGCTTGTTCTAGGAAACATTAACTCGCTGCGAGATTGGGGTCACGCCAAGGACTACGTTCAAGGAATGTGGCTCATTTTGCAGCAAGAACAAGCAGATGATTATGTGCTTTCTACAAATGAGTATCGCAGTGTGCGCGAGTTCGTGGAGAAGTCCTTTGCATTGAAGGGTTTCAATATTCAATGGAAAGGTGAGGGAGTGAATGAGGTGGGATATGATGTCAACACAGGGCGGGAGTTAGTAGCCGTTTCTGAAAAGTATTTCAGACCTGCAGAGGTAGAGGAACTTTTGGGTGATAGTACCAAGGCGAGAACACAGCTCGGTTGGGTGCCTTCTTATTCATTTGATGAATTGGTACAAGAGATGGTGGATGCCGATTGTGCCTAGAAATGTGTCAAATAAAATATAGACATTGTATTTATGCAATGTATATATTTGCTCCCTCTTCCCCTCCCCTTTTTTTTCATGCGCATCTACGCCGAACAGCAAGTATACGTATTACCAGCAATCGGATTGCCGACACATCCGCCTGTCTGATATGTGCAGACATTATCTGTGAAGTAATAGTTGTTGGTTCCTAGTGTATTCGCACAGTAACTGCACATCCAAGCACAACCGGTGCCCGCACTCACACTGAATGACACACATCCATTAGGCGCCTCCTCTATCTGACATGTGTTTCTTCCACTCACGACTGCCACTAGAAAAAGCAATGCTGTTAGGATTCTCATCTATCTATACAAAACAGTAGCCTATTTTTTTAAATCGTTTTGTTTATATTTTCTTATGGGACTCGCTTTAATTTAACAATAGGAAGCAATCGCGTTTGAATTAGTTTCAAATAAAGCGGATCGCTATTGAAAAATATGTTTTTACCCTTGTGACTACCAATATTGCCGATTTTCAAGAAGCAATCCTTGGATCGGAAAACACTCGTTAAGGTGAGCTCAATGTTTTCAACAACAGCCATATAATTCGTAAGCAAAGGTATTTTACTTTGATATAAATTCTGTAATAAAGGCACCGCGCTCGTTTTAAGTCCAAATAAATAAGACTGATAATGATATTTTATTTGAGTGCTGTCATTGTATCCATACAGGTCTACATTTGTTTTAATCATTTTGTTGAAAAAATGGTTTATCGGAGACATGATGACAAACGAATCGTTTGTAAAAACAACAAAATCATATGGTTTATAATCAAATATAGTAAGCACGTGACACCACTTTCCAATGTCCAAATGAGAGTTATTGGAGATTTCAACAAACAGTTTCACCTTATTTTGAAGAGCTTCTCTCAACTGCCCGCTGTGACTTTCGCCAGCACTACTTACTATTATAATATCATTGTTTACAAAGTTCAAGTAACGCATATTCTTCATGATTGTCTTAAATTTGATTGCGCTATTCGCATGACACGCGATGATTGTTAGAATACGTTTTTTATAGTGAAAGCCCGGGCGATAACTATTTTTTGCCATGTCCCGAGCAAGACTTACGATGTATTCATTTTCTGATTGTTCTATTAGACTTTTATTTACCAAACTGATTTGCATGACTATATTATAGAGAGAAAATATCCCAAAAAAAACATTTGTATTTACTGATGAATCGTGGTTTCCCTATAAAATTGAAATAGATAGAAATAGACGGATAGATACAAAATAGACTACAGAGCCGAATGATATTTCCACTTGTGTCAACTAGATTCAATGCGAATACATGGAATGAAAATGAATTATATCGCGCAAAATATGAATTTTCGGGTTGTATTTATGGAGCCCCGCAGCCATTATCTGCAAAAATAAATATTGATTCATTGGTATTTGTTGTGGAGATGAATAATTCTCTAAACAAAATTATGGGTATTGGACTCATACGAAATATGCATGTAACTGAAAAATATTACAAAGTGTACGGTACAGGAAATTACAATCGCTTTATATATGTTGGCAAATACAGGATGACGCGTGAAGAGCTTTCATTGGACCTTGTTCAAGAAATAGAGAAGATTCTTTTCAAAGGGAAAACACATTCAAAAAGAGGGTCGGGGTTAACATCAGTCCCTCATAAATTATTGCGAGGAGAGATAGATATACAACAAGAGATCAAAACAGAATTTACAAGGCATTTTGCTAAAAAACCTAAAGAATTATCTGCATAGAACATAAACACAATATGGAGTCAATGGATTTGAATATAAAAAACTACACGCTGCCTGAGCTTTTGATCATTCTAGATTTAGACGATGTCAACGATACAGACCTGATCAAAGAAAGGACAAATGTATATATAAAAAAATACAATGCAGAAAATAACAAGAATATGTCCACTTTTTTTCAGGATATGCAAAATGCCTTGCTGAATTATTCTCGCCAAATTGAAGAGTCGGGAAGTAATGATCTAGAGTATCCTCTTGTGTCTGATCAAACAAGAAATTGGTTAGATAATATTCAGTCTTTGCCTCAGGATAACAAGGTGCAAAGAGAGAAAATCACAGATCGCGACCAAAAAGTGGATGTATACAATAATGCGCATGTTCCCATGAACCAAGAGCAGCTAGGTGTCAATAATACGTATAATGTGGATGTGGTTCAAGACGGAAAGCTGAATCCTACCTTGAAGAATACCGTACAGAGACAGGTTGTTTTGGACAGCTTCTACCGTCAGGCATCTTTTGGAAACGGAAATACTGATTATACTTTGGACTTATCCGATCAGTTAAAAGATGTGCTGTCTCTCCGTTTGTGGTCTGTCCAAATACCAATGACATATTATGTCATTGACTCGGTTTACGGCAATACCTGCTTTTGGATAACAGATGGAAATAATAATATCGCGATATCAATCACCCCAGGCAACTATTCACCGGCAGAGTTTGTTATCGCTTTGAATGCAGGGTTTACTCAAGCCGGTTTCGTTTTTGCAGTTGTTCCTGCTTCATACAGCGTGAATAACGCTAAATTAACGTTTATTCTTAATGGCGGCGTTTATACACCGCCGGTCGGCTCCGAAGGCACGACGACATTCACTATCAATCCGATTACTACAGTGTTAACCTTGTTTGATTTTTTAGGCGGGTTGCAGTGCAATGATACATGTGTACCTCAATCGCTTGGATGTATTAATCAAACACTTGGATGGATGATGGGATTTCGCACAGCCATTAGTCCTATAACAAGCGGGGCAATTGTGCCTCCAGCTGTTTTGGATCTGAATGGTCCCCGCTATTTAATTTTATCCTTGGATGATTATAACCAGAATCACTTGAACAATGGGTTAGTGACGATTACTGAAATGTCACAAGTTGTGAAAATGCCAAACTATTACTCACCCGATTTGCCATATCAGTGTGTACCAGATATATTTGGTCCAGTTCAGCAATTGGTGCAGAGCTCTCCGCGTGTGCTTACCCAACCACAGCTTTACACGATCAATGAAATATTGAAAAACAATGTCAATACTTTGGAGACGCGATTGAAAGCACCCACAACTACAGATGTATTCGCCATTATTCCGATCAAGCAGGGGACGGGAACGGGAGAGCTATATGTGGATTTTAGTGGTCCATTGCAAGACAGCAAACGGACTTATTTCGGTCCGGTCAATATTGATCGCATGCGGTTGCGTTTATTCAATGACAAGGGCAGTCTTCTGAATTTGAATGGCGCAGATTGGGCGATCACATTAATCGCAGAAAGCTTGTATCAGTATTAGGTTGAATTATTTACCGATTCTCCACGAAATTTATAATAGTATAATATATGTTTGATCAGATCATAGATTATATTGGATTTTACGGACCAGAAATATTATTGGTCAGTTCTATTATTTTGTTGCGCAATAAACGATCATTTATAACCATTTATACAATTGGATTTGCAGTGAATGCGCTTGTAAACTATGTATTGAAAGGGGTTTTTATGCAGCCGCGTCCAACTGATGAAGTTCATCTCTTCCAATTAGAGAAATTGTACCGAAAAACGGTCGGATTTGACCACTATGGTATGCCATCCGGTCATTTGCAAACAACGCTGTATTCAACAGTATTTATTATGCTTGCGTTAAAGGATGAGAAGATAACCGGTTTATATTTGATTGTTTCTCTCGTTTCCATGTATCAGAGGATAAAATTTAAGCATCATACTCTATTGCAGACACTCGTAGGTGCTTTGGTCGGTTCAATCATCGGATATCTTGTGTATCAATATGCAATTGGTCATCTTCAAGGAAAGGTAAAAAGAAGGGCGGATGAAAATGCATCCGGATAGGCCATTATTTTATGGGTGCTTATATAAGAGTACCTTCTTCTTCAATGAAAAAACAGGGCTATTGGAAATGGACATGGATTATATTGATTATTTTGATTTGTATTATTGTTTATGGATATCATTCTGGGTCATGTCAGATAGATAAGGAGTATATTTGTGGCGACAACTTTTGTCTATACAAGCAATTTGAGGTTCGTTTGTATGACAAGCTGATGACCGATATCAGCCAAATGTTGACTATGAAAGAAATCCAAAAAAGGGTGTCAATCAAGATGTATCCAGAAACCATTTTGAATTGCGCATTGCCAAATAAAGATGGTGTCACAATATCTACACAAAACATAGCAAAGGTGTCGCCCAGCTTGATATCTTTTTATAGGAACGAGCTCTGTCATATAGTTTCAACACAAATAGGGTTAAAATTATATCCGACAGACTTGAATTTGCCGACATCGTGCGCTTTATTGATCTATGAAAAGGAAAACGATTGGATCAACTGGCACTACGATTATAATTATTATAACGGACGTTTTTTTACCGTATTGATACCGATAACAAATGACGTAACCTGCACCAAATTTCAGTTCAAGAATAAATATAACGATTTAATTAGCTTGGACATGACAAATAAAGCCATCTGTTTTGAGGGGAACTATTTATATCACAGAGCATCCAAGCTGTGTGCAAATCAAAAAAGAGTCATGCTGTCTTGCCAGTTTGTAACGGACAATTCCATGAGTTTTTTGAATCAATGCAGGTTGAAAATTAAGGATTTTGCTTATACAGGCATAGTCATCCGGCATTCTGCCTCCTGAATATGCTCGTCGCTCTCCGTCGCTTCGCGACTCCTGCTCCTCACAAAACTTTTTTATAAATAAATCTCCCCACATTTCTTGAAAAATTCAGCTTTATTTTTCAAGTGTATATTTAGCCCCTTCAACCTATTTAACAGCATATATTTATTGTCAATTTTTTTGAAATGCGGTACCACAAGAGTATAGTGTTCTCTCCATGGGCCATCTATTATAAACTGAAACAGCAAATCCTGTTTGTCATTTTCATAAGATATTGATACAATCGTTGCGAGTGTCATATTGAATAATTATAATTGTAATTATCTCTAAATCATTTCAATTTTAAATTCTTATCTTTGAAATGCGGTAGGTTTATTAAATAATAATATTATATTATATTATTATGAAAATAGAGTATGGAATAGATAGTACTAAAATTGACGTTACTGAAATTTGTTATACCATATTAAATAATAATAATATGATTTTAATACCTTCTGGAGATATTAATAGAGGAAATATATTTACAGATCCTATTTTTGGGACTTTAAAAAAAATATTCATAACAGATGAAGAAAATATTGTATCTGAATATAATGATAAATTAACTATAAAAATTAATATTGTGGAGAATACAATAACTGTAATAAATAGTGATGAAGTAAATGCTCAAATAAATGATAAGATAGCAGGTATACATTCAAAATTACAGATCAAGTATGGAAATTTTAATGAAGAATTACCTGAACAAAAAATGGTTGTTAGATATTTAACTGGAAATGAAAAAGTACTGGAAATTGGAGGTAATATTGGAAGAAATACATTAATTATTGGCAGTATTTTAGAGAATAATAGCAATTTTGTAACTTTAGAATGCGATCCAAATATAGCTGACCAATTACGTGAAAATAGAGAGTTGAATAATATGAGCTTTACTATTGAGAGTTCTGCATTATCAAAAAGAAAATTAATTCAAAGAGGATGGGACACTATAGATAGCGATACTTTATTAGATGGATACACATGGGTAAATACTATTACGTTGGATGAATTAAACTCAAAATATAATATTGATTTTGATACATTAGTGTTAGATTGTGAAGGCGCATTTTATAATATTTTAATGGATATGCCTGAAATATTGCATAATATCAACTTAATTATTATGGAAAATGATTATTGGGATATATCTAAAAAGCAATATATTGATAACATATTGAAACAAAATAAATTTTATGTAGATTACACAGAATGTGGAGGATGGGGACCCTGCTATAATAACTTTTTTGAAGTGTGGAAAAGATCGGTTTAGCGAGGATTTTGAATTTGTGAGGAGCAGGAGACGCGAAGCGACGGAGAGCGACGAGCATATTCAGGAGGCAGAATGCCGGATGAATATGTATCCTTTCACCTTCATCAAATAGAAGCATGTGATCATATCGTCACATATCTGCAATTGGGGAGGCGTTAAAGTGCCATCTACATCAAATAAGATGAGCATTGTGTCTTTTCATATTATTGGTCGTTTCTTTGAGCTGAAAATTGTGCACTAATAAATAGGCACTACAGGAGAGAATATAGGGTCTTGTTTTTCTCTCTTTGTTATATATGGGCGCAGGAATATTACCAACCACAATTCATAACAATAAACTCTATTTCTTGTTTGGAAAGGAAAATAAGTATGCGGATACGCCGGGCTGGAGCGATATTGGCGGAGGAACGGACAGCGGCGAGTCTTTCTTGCAAACGGCTTCTCGAGAAGGTACCGAAGAATTGACTGGTTTTTTAGGAATGCCCAAGGATATTTTGAAGCTATTGAAAAAGCACGGCACATACAATATAGAGTGGGATAGCGTGGGGCACAAGCCATACCGAATGCATATCTTTCCGATGGAATATGATGCAATGTTGCCGGTCTATTACAATAATAACCATGCCTTTATAGAGAGAAAACTGGATGCCAGTCTGATCAAAAAAAGCAAGATCTTTGAAAAGGATGAGATTCGTTGGATTTGCATAGATGACTTGCCCAAGATGCGCAAGAAATTCCGATCTTATTTTCAAAAGGTCTCTGATATGATCTGTGATCAGGCGCCAGCGATTGAGCAGTTTATTCGCGGGTCTTTTGACAAAAAAAAAAGCACTAAGAATAAGACACGCAAGAATAAGTAGATTTATATGTTTCTTTTGGCTAATAATTTCAAATGGATATTGGTTTTCTTGTGGGTTGTCATGTGTCCGACGCTGACACATTTTCCGCATTCGCAGATAATTTTCTCTTTTTTTGTGCGGAGAATCTCCTCCTTTCTTATTTCATAATAGTTTTTTTGATAGTCCAGATATTTTTCATGATTTATCAGATTATATTCAATCTGATAAGCCCTATTTTTGTCTATATTATTCAAATATCTCTCGCGGACCTTGTCCTTGTTAGACTCATAATAAGTTGACGGCTGGTAAGTAATAGGAGAGGGAGTGTGAATAGTAATAGATTCCATATTTAATATAATGTTTGGGTATATGATTGATGAAAGATTGATTATATAGGTTTCAATTTTTTTGAATAATCGGGGGGGTCCGCTTTTTAAGTTCAAAATAATATATATATTTGGGGGGCGCTCTTTAAGTTCAAAAGTCAATTTATTATATAATCCACTCTACTTTTTTTTCCCAAAAGTATTTTGGGGAAATCGTTTTTGGACATTTATTTGTCCATTTTTGGATAGGGCAAGGAAGTTTGGGAAAACGGAAAAAGGTGATTTTTCAGTTGAGAGCATAATGGTCTAAATATGAAAGATTAATAATTTGTTTGTTACGATAATAATTTTTCGGAAATGAATTCGGATTATCTTTAGCCCTTTTTTCTGTTGAAAATGTATGAGCTCCTTTTCAACGTTTTCAACAGAAAAAGGGCTAAATATAAAATGTAAATTTAACTGTGAAAAATGCGCATTTACAACGAGTAAGAATTATGCTTGGTTAAGACATCTTAACACACGGAAGCACACTTTCAACGGAAACCCCCTTTCGTTCAACGGTGTTGAAAAGGGGGAAACTGATAGCATAATGTGTAACAATTGTCATAAAAAATATAAGGATCGCAGTGGATTATGGCACCACCGAAAGGGCGGATGTGTACAAACTGATCCATCCAATAATTCTGCGATCATTATAGATGTGGTTAAAAATACACAAGAATTTCAGTATTTTTTGATGGAACAAAATAACGAATACAAAAATTATATAATAGAACAAAATAAAAAAATGATTGAACAACTAGCTGAGAAAGATAATATCATTCAAGAACTATCCACTAAAACAAATATCATCCAAGCTAATAGCCAAAACAATAATACCAACAGCCATAACAAGTTCAACATAAACTTCTTTTTGAATGAAAAATGCAAAGATGCTATGAATATAACCGATTTTGTGAATTCTCTCCAATTGAAAATATCTGACTTGGACACGACTTGTGATAAAGGTTACATTGAAGGAATCTCTCAGATTGTTATTCGTGGACTCAAAGAACTAGATATTTACAAACGTCCCATTCATTGTAGTGACTTGAAGAGAGAAACTATCTTTTTGAAGAATCCCGATGGATGGGAGAAGGAGAATGAATCCAAAGAGAAGCTTCGGAAAATGATTGGAACCATTGCGAATAAAAACATTGATCAAACCGACGATTGGGTGAAAGCGCATCCCAGTTGCAAAAACTGGAATGATAAAAATAATACAAGATACATAAGAGTTGTTAGTGCAAGCATGGGAGGCGAAAACAAGGAGGAAGATGAAAAGTTTATGAATAAAATCATCCATAATGTGGCCAAGGAAGTCGTTATTCAAAAAGAATAAAAACCACGCTCTTTAAGTTCAAAAGCCAATTTATTATATAATCCACTCTACTTTTTTTTCCCAAAAGTATTTTGGGGAAATCGTTTTTGGACATTTATTTGTCCATTTTTGGATAGGTCAATAAAGTTTGGGAAAACGGAAAAAGGTGATTTTTCAGTTGAGAGCATAATGGTATAAATTCGTGTTTTTGATAATTTGTTTGTTACGATAATAATTTTGAAAATGAATTCGGATTATCTTTAGCAATCTTTTTCTGTTGAAAATATAGGCAACACATGGCAACAAAAAACGAGGGACCCAAAAAAGACAATCCACCATCTGACGATATCTACTGTACAGAATCATTAATTAGCAATTCTAAAATTGCATCATATTCAAATATGGCTACTTCGTGGCAAAAAGTGGCAACAAAAAACGAGGGATCTACCAAAATTAATAAATTTATGTGTGAAAATTGTCACTATTCTACGTCTGAAAAATATAATTGGACACGTCATTTAAAATCAATCGCACATAATTCCTCGGTCCGAGGGACCACCGAGGTAACCCAATATACATGCCAAAAGTGCAACAATATTTATAAACATCGCAGCAGTTTTTTTAAGCATACGAAAAAGTGTATAATATCAGATCCATCTAATAATATTACAACCATCATAAATGCAGCAAGATCTACACAAGAATTTCAAACCTTTATGATTGAACATACGAAAGAACTTCAAAATTTATTATTGGAACAAAATAAAACTATTATAAAACAAAATGACACCATCATAGAACTATCCACTAAAACAAATATTACTCAAAATACTACTAATATCCAAACCAATAGCCAAACCAACAGCCAAAACAATAATACCAACAGCCATAACAAGTTCAACATAAACTTCTTTTTGAATGAAAAATGCAAAGATGCTATGAATATAACCGACTTTGTGAATTCTCTCCAATTGAAAATATCCGACTTGGATACGACTTGTGATAAAGGTTACATTGAAGGGATCTCTCAGATTGTTATTCGCGGACTCAAAGAACTAGATATTTACAAACGCCCCATCCATTGCAGCGACTTGAAGAGAGAAACTATCTTTTTGAAGAATCCCGATGGATGGGAGAAGGAGAATGAATCCAAAGAAAAGCTTCGTAAGATGATTGGAACCATTGCAAATAAAAACATTGACCAAACAGCCGATTGGGTGAAAGCGCACCCTAATTGCAAAAACTGGAATGATAAAAATAATACAAGATACATTAAAATTGTCAGTGCAAGCATGGGAGGTGAAAACAAAGAGGAGGATGAAAAGTTTATGAATAAAATCATTCATAATGTGGCCAAGGAAGTCATTATTCAAAAGGAGGAAAATCGTATTATTTAGCATACAAAAAATATATTTACATATATACACGTGAAGAAGTATTAGAATGGGTTATTATATGTCTTGTGGTGAAATAGTATATTCATCAACGTATATGTATTGGAATACAGTTAGACATCATATTATGTTTTGTTTTTTTGAATATTTGAATAGCATTGTCTCAACCAACGATCAAACTAATATCATGTTGAATTTTATAAATGAAATGGATAGTATGAAAAAAAATGACGTACTTTTATCATTTTTAAATGTTTACGACAATTATAGCGTTTTTTTTGAGAACTTAAATTTGGACGGAATATTTATTTTTCTTAACAAATCAGATTGCGATGGTTATTATAGTGTTTCGGACTGTAAAAAAATATTTGACTTATTAACCATTATCTATTCCACTATCAACAGTCGTTACAAGTCCGATGTTGACACAATAATGAAAATATATAAAATATCGGTTATCACAGATACATCTGTAGTGATATCATAATTCATATGAAATTGTAGAACACGTAAAATACTGTATTACCACAAAAAATATAAATGCGTTTTTTGTGGTAATACAGCATTTTGTAAATACAATTATAAATGTTATGATACATCGTAACAAATATTTAGGAAAATAATTAAAATTTTGGTAAAAAAATAAGTATCAGCTATTATTATAAAAATGGGCAAAACGAAGATTGTGTATCAATCTGGCGACCTTGGGCGTACTGGGCTAACTGGGCATACGGGACATCATCACGATAGTGATAGCGATAGTAGTGATAGCGATTGGGATTGTGATTGTGATAATGGTTGCAATAATTGCTGCAAGGATGGTAAGGATGGTAAGGATGGTAAGGACGGAAAGGATGGTAAGGACGGAAAGGACGGTAAGGATGGAAAATGTGGACCACAAGGATGCCGCGGTCCAATCGGTCATCATGGACCAACCGGACCCACGGGACAAACTGGACCTACTGGACCCACTGGACCGACTGGCGATACTGGACCTACTGGCCCGACTGGCGATACTGGACCTACAGGACCTACAGGTGATATGGGTGCTACTGGATACACAGGTGATATGGGAGCTACTGGCTACACTGGTGATATTGGACCCACTGGACCTACTGGTGATATGGGTGCTACTGGTTGGACCGGTGATATGGGTGCTACTGGCCATACTGGTGATACTGGACCCACTGGACCCACAGGCGATATGGGCGCAACTGGCTACACTGGTTGGACCGGTGATATGGGTGCTACTGGCTACACTGGCTACACTGGTGATATTGGACCCACTGGACCTACTGGTGATATGGGTGCTACTGGTTGGACCGGCGATATGGGACCTACAGGTTTCACTGGCAATTTTGGAGCCACTGGTGTTACCGGGTTTACTGGTATTACTGGTCCAGCGGGAGCTCCTTTTTCACCTGTCTTTATTAATGTTGCAAGCCTTACTGTACAGACTCTTTTGGCAGAAGATCCAGTAATATTTGATTCAGTCGCAATACAATACGGGGCTTGCACATTAGTTGCACCTTCATCTAAAGCATTGTTCTGGGAATCCGGATATTACAAGATTTATTACAATATTTATCATCAAGAGCCGTGCCAGTTTGCTGCATTTTTAAATGGAAATGTTATAACAGACTCTATTGTTGGCTCTCCAACCGGTTCCTCGCAAAACTCTTGCAGTGTAATTGTTTATGTTTCAGCTGCTGATATATTATTTTACCCAACAAGTGATTCTCCCATCGGAACTGCCGCATACATTGAATTCAAAAACCATACTTCTTATGTTTTTTCAGTTACCTTGGACGGACAATCCGGTTCAGGTTCAGCAATGCCACAGATAGTAGCAACTGCTTCTATTTATAAACTAGCATAGAGAGAGAAAAATACGATGAACGATGAAGTATTCCCGCCTAGGTTAGTTTTGAGTGGTTAAGTAACCATATTTTGTTACTTCAGACACGAAAGAGTTAATTTTACATCTTTTCAAGAAAGGTGTAAAACAATTCTGACTCTGATTATACAGCGCCAGTAATAATATGTTTTTTTTTGCAGCCGCGTTTATGTGCGGCAAGGGCTTTCAATGAATTGGCAGTATAAAAGTTACATAATGTACATTTATATGTCTCTTTGGGTTGAATAGATGTGTACTTGATAGATAAATATTTATCTAGATGTATAAATTGCACATCTTCTATTTGCGATAATAGTTTTTTTTGAGAATCCTTGATAAAACTCACAATAGAATTCTTTTTTTCAATAAACAGTTGAAATTCTTTGTTTATTTCATCCAACACATCTTGACTTATAACATTTTTATCTGGACTCATATTAAAATCCTGAAGTTTCGCGTGTAATTTGTCAATAATATTAACAGCTGTTTTAATCTTTACAAAGTCATAATCAGCATTGTGTATATATACCAATATGTTCCCGTTAAAAATATCAATGTAAAAATCCTGCTTATTTATAATGCCGCTGTGCTGTGATACAAGTATTCCAGAATAACCATTATCTTTGGAATCTTGAATGAATTTTTCAACTAATTCTATACCAATATTGCAAATTCCTTCCTTGTTTTCAATAAAAATAATAGGTTTTCCAATGCGAATAATATTGAAATCTCCGCAAATTTTTTTGGTAGTACCATTAATTATTTGTGCGGTTTCATCAAGCTTGTTTAAAATAAGCTCCATCTGGTTTTCACCCGATTCACCTTTTTTGATATATGAATGCAATTTACTTGTTGTGATTATCTTGGCGATTTCGTTTGATTCTTCTGAAAAGATTTTTTCATTATTAATATTTTTATTTTTATTCATACATTTTTCAAATAAACGCACTATCCACAAATTGACATCTTCTATGGAAATATCGGGGTTGCTTGCATAAAATTCATTTACAGACACATTGGTAATATATAAAATACCACTCATATTATTTACATTCAAAATAATATGTGCAAATATTTTACTTTATTCTAAATAGATTAGCTGCATTATTCCTGTAAATATAATCAGTAATAAATTGATTACTATTGTAATTTACACATATTACTTTGCGGATCCTTCAAAAAAAGAAGAAAATCTGACGATATAATATATAGACGATTATGAGAATGCAATATGCGATTATATTTATGGTCGTTGCGTCATTTTTTATTCAATATACTTTGATGAGTGTTCTAATGACGAATAAAGTGGAGAATATAACCAATAGTCTGGGAAAATTCTATGTATCCTCTATTATGGGTCTCTCTATGGGTGTGGTAGAAGTCGCCATGCATGATGTATACATGGGCATGGGAAGAGTTAGTATGAAATATTACGTGCCTCTGTGCATGTTATTGTTCATTTTTATATGGCTGTATCGTAATCAAGTCTACATAGGTGATATTCAATACTTGGACGAGATGATAGAGCATCATTCTATGGCTCTTTTCACAAGTAAAGAGATTTTGAGAAAGACGAGTAATTACAAGGTAGCGAGACTAGCAAAGAATATTGTACAAGGTCAAACGGATGAGATTGGAGAGATGCGCAAGCTGATCGCTTCTCTCAAACATTGATCCAAAAAATCCGATTCTTGTATTTTGTATTTGTATTTCTGTAATTAGAATTGTACTATTTGTAATCATATTAGGTATGAGATTTATGCTAAATATTTATGGGATAATCCAATAAATATTTATAGGTCTTTATTTGCATGGGCGATAAGAATCATCACATTGCTGTGCATTATCATCAAATCTTGTTTGCGATCCATTTCGTGAATGTGAGTCATTTTGTGTTCAATCGCCTTTTTGAGCATTTGTAATGAATGTTTATATTCTCTCACCTTTTCAGTATGTCCGTGACTCTTAGCCAAAATCATCCAACCGAGTTTCTCAAACTTATGTTCGTACCATTCATGCAATCCATGCATGGTTACCTCACAACAGGTCTTGTGGATCATCACTGATCTCATATTCTTCCTCGTTTTTGACGGCATTTATATATTTACGCGGAGATTTTTTATTGAAAAAAATGTATGATAGTGATCCTTTTTTATGAAAGCGGTTTGTAAATGAAACCGATCCAATTTTAGAGGGTATATTATCAATAGATGTGATGACTATTACCATATTATTATCAACACTCGCTTGAAATATTTCTGCAATATTAGTCGCAGATTCTCTCATAAATTTATTATCAATAAAAGGTAAAACTGACCGGATTGTCGTAACAATATCGCATGAGTTGCCAACACTATAATACCCATCACTATCGCTTTTGTTAACCAAAGCATAAACACCCGCCACACCAAGTACCGTCAATAAGTCCAAATAGTACATGTATATTTTTAGCAGGCTAATATGTAGAGTATCAGCTGTAAACTTGGGATGTGTGGTCAATACTGCACCACGAATATCTGTAATAAAGCCATTGATAGATGCGAGGATTAATTTTTTGTTGATAGATTTGTGGTATATGTCATCTTTTACCTCTTCATTTTCATCAATATCCAATAGATGCTTATTATAATCAATAATAAATTCATTTGTTGCTTTTGATATTGATTCGCGAATATTATTCCAATGTGTGAGAGATGTATTGAATACAAATTCACCACATAATAAACTAATCATCATACTATTTTATGTGAACATAAAATATTTGACTATTATTTTATCCAGTACTATGATACTACTTTTTAGTCTTCTTTGTATTTTTTGGAGGTGTAAGCGTGTCTACCGGTAATACGATTTCTAATTCAGTAGATGTGATACTATTCAAATCCGTACCATCAGAGATAGATTTCTGCTTGCACCCTCTTTTATGTGCAGACATTGCAGATTGATTTTTTGCTATATATTGACAAAACTCACAAACATATTTGCTGGAAGAGAATGCATATTTTGTAGAAAGATAATTTTCCAAGGCAGGAAATTGTGAATCTTCAATTTGCTTGATCAACTTTTGAGAGAAGTCCTTTATATTTTTAATTTGAGAATTTTTTTGTAAAGCAAAGTTCTGAAACTCTTTATTAATGTCATCAAGAGTTTCCTTATCTATTGAAAATTCATCTCCATTAGACAAAACGATTTCGTCAAGTTTAACTTTGAAGTTATCAATAACGTCAATCGCGATTTTTATCTTTTCTGCATTGTTGTTGACTTCATGGACATAAAGTAAAACATTTCCTTCGTGAATATTTATTTCAAAATTTTCTTTATTTGCGATTCCATTATTTTGGGAGAGAAATAATCCACAACATTTTTGAATTTCAATGTCGCGAATAAATTTCTTCACCTCTTCTTGAATAACATTTCTGCCCCAATTCTTATTTTCAATCAAAATGGTAGGTTTGTTTTTGCGGGTAAGAATAATATCACCTGTTTCTTTCTGATCACCGACGATACTAATTTGAGAGCTGGGGTACAGCGATTCAAGGATATTGAATAATATATTCTCCGAACATTTCCCCTTCACGGAAGATATTTCCATCTTCTTGAGCAATTCGCCAACATTATTTTGTAAAGACGTATTGGCAACCTGACTTGAAGAAGACATATCTTTGATATCGGCAATATTTTTTTCGGTAGAGGTTTTGATCTCTGTGATTCTTGTATCCAACCTTTGTTCAGAGGATGTGATTATAGAATTTACTATTTGTTGAGATTGGGAGATGGATCCGGATAGTCTCGTTTCCATAGTAGAAAAAAACTCCTCCAACGATTTTTTACTGATTGTATTTTTAAGGAACTTGTCAGTGTCCTCAGCAATTGCATCATGATAGCTCTTTACAGATTCTTGTATTTGTTTATTCAACGCCTCGTTATTTTTGGGTATAATATCGTTTATCATAATATGCGTCTTATCAAGTAAGATAGCATTGCATTCTTTGATCATAGGCGCGATTCTATCAGCATTATTACTAGAGAGAATGAGTTTTACGTCCTCCAGATACTCTCTCTTAAAGTCGCTGAGCTTACCACCAATTGTAGAAATAGTTTCCCCTTGAAGTTTATTAACATGTTCAGTCATAGTAGACATTTGGTTTTGCAGTCCTTGAATATTATTTAATAGTTGTGTAGCTAAATTGGTGCTGAGAGAAGAGTTCATATCTTGAAAAAGATTATTCATGATGTCAATAAATATATCATTCATAGACTCAAAATCTAGATTAGGATGATCATTATAAAACCTCCACACCTTTTTACTAGAGCAAGTTAGAGAGAAAGATTCCATTTAATATATTTACTTTTTATTTCTTTAAGTCGTTGATTTTTTGATTTACTTTTTTGTTAGTTTTTTGAATCAGTTTTGTGAAAAGTGGAAAAGTAAATCAAAAAACTAGCAAAAATGTAAATCAGTTTTTCCTAAAAAGGAAAACTAAATCAAAAAACTAACAAAAAAGTAAATCAGTTTTTCCTAAAAAGGAAAACTAAATCAAAAAACTAACAAAAAAGTAAATCAG